TTATATTATGAATGAAGCGTTGTGGGTTGAAAAATACCGTCCTCATACTATTGCCGATTGTATTCTTCCTGATGAATACAAGGCAACTTTCCAATCTTATGTTGATCGCAAAGAGATTCCCCATCTCTTGCTTTGCGGTGGTCCAGGCACAGGCAAGACCACAGTCGCACGTGCATTGTGTGATGAAATTGGCTGTGATTATCTAATGATCAATGGCTCGGATGAATCAGGCATTGACACATTCAGAACAAAGATCAAAAACTATGCCAGTGCAATGTCAATGACTGGTGGCAAGAAAGTCATCATCATTGATGAAGCAGATTATCTAAATCCAAACTCAACTCAGCCAGCCATGCGTGCGGCAATGGAAGAGTTTGCGCATAACTGTACGTTCATCATGACTTGTAATTTCAAGAATCGTATCATTGAACCATTGCATAGTCGTTGCGCTGTTATTGAATTTAAACTGCGCAAAGAGGATAAGCCAAAGATGGCTGCTTCGTTTATGAAGCGTGCTGCTGAGATTTTGGCGAATGAAAAAGTTCCTTATGATAAGGCAGTTCTTGTTGAAGTTGTCAAGAAGCACTTCCCAGATTATCGTCGCATTCTGAATGAACTTCAGAGATATTCTGTTAGCGGTAGAATTGACACTGGTATTCTCACGAGCATTGCTGATGTTTCTTTAAATGATCTTGTGACGTCACTCAAAGATCAAAACTTCAGCGCAATGCGTAAGTGGGTTGCTGACTTTGGTGGTGATGATCCTGCAAAGATCTATCGTAAAATCTATGACAGTCTGTATGACATTATGGACAAGTCTACGATTCCAAATGCTGTGCTAATCCTCGCCAAGTATCAATATCAAGCAGCGTTTGTCGCCGATCAGGAACTGAACCTCACCGCATGTCTAACCGAGATGATGGTGGAGTGTAAGTTCAATGGCTGATCTATTTAAAGAAATCATTCCGTCTATTCTACAGACGAAAGAATATGCGCTCCTGACAGAACAGGATGAAAAGACATATTCATCGTTTATGGTGAATCGTGCACTCTCATTTCATCGCGATACCGTTTTATTCGCAAATGAGATGAATAAGTACCCGAATCTCGATAATAAACTCAAATATGACTTTCTCCTAAATATAATACGAGCCCAAAAGCGTCCATACTCAAAGTGGCACAAGAAGGCTAAAAGCAGTGATTTGGAAGCGGTCAAAGAATATTATGGTTACTCCGATGCAAAGGCAGAGGAAGCATTAAAAATTCTAGACGACGCTCAAATCGAATTGATAAAAGAACAATTATATAAGGGTTAGAACATGAGCGTTGATAAACTAGTTGAAGTCACTCTTGGGCAGCAGGATGATTTTCTAAAAGTTCGCGAGACACTCACTCGCATTGGTGTAGCAGCAAAAAACGATAACATCCTATACCAATCCTGCCACATTCTTCATAAACAAGGAAAGTATTATATCGTTCATTTCAAGGAACTCTTTGAATTGGACGGTAAGCCATCAAACATGTCAGATAATGACATTCAGCGACGCAACACGATTGCGAATCTAATGGCTGAGTGGGGACTAGTCAAACTCGTAGATCCAGATAAGACAAAGGATAATGTCGCACCATTAAGTCAGATTAAAATTCTTCCATTCAAAGAGAAGAACGATTGGCAATTGGTTTCCAAGTATACAATCGGGAAGAAAAAGAAGGAAGGATAATTTATGCTTGTGATGAATGTGTATAAACTTCGTGATGATATTGAACTTCCAACATACGGCACTTCTTTAGCAAACTGTTTTGATTTGTCATTCCAACCAACATCAAATGTTGTAAATGGATATGATTCATTTAACGCACCTGTTGAAAGAGAAGTAAATGGATTTGGTGAAGTTTCTATCTATCCTGGTGATCGTTTATTGATCCCAACTGGATTAATTTTCAAAATCGAACGTTATGTTACGATTGAAACATTTGCAGACATTGCACGACATGATGCTGAACTTCCGCTTCAGAACTATAGCATTCGTCTTCATCCTCGCTCAGGACTTTCGCTTAAGAAAGGATTGATCCTAGCAAACAGCGAAGGCATCGTTGATGTTGATTATCAAGAAGAAGTGTTTGTGCTTTTGACAAACGTTTCCAAGATGCATCAGACAATTCGTCGCGGCGATCGTATTGCTCAGGCTGAAGTTGTATCAAACAATCCATTCGCATTTAAAGTTATCGCATTAAGACCAGAGAAGCATTCTGAAAGATCTGGTGGATTTGGTTCAACTGGGATTTCGTTGAATACAGAAACTCCGCCAATGGAAGAATGGCACGTCGACGGACCAACAGAGTTTCCTAAATAGAATTGGAATGCCCATTTGGGGTTCCGTTTCTAAAATGTCACTTGCTTATTAAAGGAGTACACAAATGACAAATATCACTACACTTTCGTCAACCTACGGACTCGATCGTCTTCTACCAACCGCTCTTGGGTTTGAGAATTCGTTCGCAGCTCTCGATAATGCTGCTCATCTATTTACAGCATCTCAAACTGCATTTCCTCCAGTGAACATCGTCAAGAAAGACGAATACAACTTTATCATTGAACTTGCAGTTGCTGGATACAAACAAGATGAGATTGAAATCACTGCCGAGAGAAACTCTCTCAAAGTCACAGGCAAAAAGTCAGAAGAAGAAGATCGCAATTATCTTGTAAAGGGTATTGCTGGTCGTAAATTCTCACGCCAATTTGTTTTGTCTGACACAGTAGTGGTTCGTGATGCAAACCTTGCTGATGGTATTCTTTCTATTGAACTAGAAAATGTCATTCCTGAAGAACAGAAGCCTCGTAAGATTGAAATCAAATAATGCAATCACTAGAAATCTTTATCTTACTTTTAATTGGTGCTTTTAGCATCGCATATTTCTTTAGAGATAAATCTAAAAATAGGGAAAAAGAAGATAACTGGTTTCTATAACTGAGAAAACATATTATGCATAATGATGAATTAACGTGGGATGAATTGTTTATCTTACAGGCTACTCTGATCTCTCAGAAAAGCAAGGACCCGTCGACAAAGGTGGGGTGTATTATTGTCAATGATGATAATGTCATCTTGTCGACGGGTTTTAATGGATTCCCTCGAGGAATCGAAGAAGATTGGAAAGATCGATGGAAGAGTCCAGAAAAGTATCACTGGGTTGAGCATGCTGAACGCAATGCAATCTTCAACGCCGCACGTGTTGGTGTTTCACTCAACAATTCTCGTGCATATCTAAACTGGGAACCAAAGCCATGCGCTGATTGCACACGCGCATTGATCCAAGCAGGAATCAAGGAAGTCATCGGACCAAACCGACCATTCTCTGGTAAGGGTGCAGGAAAGCATTACTCGATCGAGCACGCAGAAGTCATGCTGCGCGAGGCTGGTGTTAAAATTAGAACATGGGATATGCCAAAAGAACTCATATGAGTATACACGACCCTCATGAATTCATAAAATATAAATTGTCAGCTGACACTCATGTTCGCGATGGAAGAAATCTATACGAACATTTATGCAATGTTGAAAAAATTCTCAAAATTTGTGGATGTGATGACAGCGTTTGTTTAGCTGGATTATTTCATAGTGTTTATGGCACATCAAAATGGCGTCATGAAAGTATTAGAGATAGAGAATTGGTTAGAAGTATCATTGGAGAAAGAGCAGAACATCTTGTTTGGATTTTCAGTAATGCAAAAAGACCATTTTGTTGGTTGTTTGGAGAAAATATTCCAATGACTGATGGATCATTTGCTCGCGTTGATCGTGATACATTGCATGACCTTCATATGATTGAGGGTGCGAATCTCCTCGAGCAACAGGGTGGGTTGGTTGAGATACTTTCATTCGCCTCTATGCAGAGCCCAGAGGAACTCCGAGGAGAGAGATAAGGGTATCGGGAACCCTAAAACAACGCCGCTCTCTCGGCTCTCTCCTCGGCGAGAGAGGATGCCGTAAGTTATTGATTTTATTCGATTTTTCTCTGTTGTGTTTTCCTGTGATTCAGGTAGAATATGCAATATGAGTAAGCAATATCACTTTATCGACGCCCAAAACGACAAGTTCGGTGCCCGACACACACTCTGGCATGTTGGGAATTATCACTATCAGATTGAATGCCGCTCTACTGGCAACAAAATCGACCTTCCTGACACCAGTTTCGAACAGGCAAAACAGGTGTTCGAGGACGTGCTCGTAAGTTATTGATTTTATTCGGTTTTTTCCTATTGCGTTTTTCTTGGTTTCAGTTAGAATATAATTATGAAAAGCGAAAACACTATTGTAAAAATCGGTGACGTTGTTAAGTCTCTTGACTTCGTTGGTATCAATGACTGTTATTATGTCGGTCTCGTGGTCGGCATCAGCAAGATGGATGGCACTTTCCGCGCCAAGACCATCAAGCGTGTGTGGCAGGGTCAGTTGGACAAGAAGTTTCCGTCTGACTTCTTCACTGCTCCGCTTCCTGGCAATTCTTTCTTCGACGATATGGCTGAAGAAAAGGGTGTCGATTCTCGCGTGCAGGTGGTTGCCTAATGAACATCGATGACCGACATGGTAGTCCGTATGATCGTGGTCGCGCTGACAGTTATTATCGTCGCGCTCGAAGTCCGCACTATATGAAAAGTGACATCAATGGTTATGTGACTTTCAATAGTGCTCGCGTGTTCGAGAAAGAAATGACTGCGAAACAAATTGTTGAGTACAATCTTGGCTTCGACGTGAATGAAGCAGAACAAAATTTTAAGGAGTGGGAATAATATGAGAAAGCAAACTGAAACTTTGCTGAGTGAGGCGATCGATCTGGTGAACGGTGTCGATCATGTTCTGGCGAACACCATGACTCAGTATGATCTGAGTGCCAAGGATTGCTACAACATGGCAGAGAAACTTGAGCGTGCGTGTCATGCACTGCTTGTTGTTGGTGATCGCAAGACGCAACAGGATCTGAACAAGATTCCGATGGGTGAAGGAGTGCCGTTCTAATGGGATACTTCAAAAATTTAGAAATTGATGTCATTGAGATGTATCGCGTTGATGGTCTCAAGGAAGCAGAGATTGCAAAGATCACTGGCTTGTTATTGAGTGAAGTCAACGAGATTCTTGCTGCGTATGAGAATCGCGATGCTGACTACAATGAATATGATACTGACATGGTCAGTTACGATGATCTGTCTTTTGATCCAGGTGACATTGACTACAATGCGGAGCATTACTAATGGAAGACATGATGACAGAAAGCGAAATCTTTGCACTTTGCGTTAAAATGCAACATCTTGGGTATGCAGTTATTTGCTTCACTCCAGAAGAATTGCGTGGTGCAGATCCTGGTCATGTTCAAGATCGTTTGGTTGAATTGGGTTGGGATGTAATTGATACTCTTGCCACTGAACCACGTGAGGGCGAATAATGACAAACGAGTATCGTCGTTCTGTTCTTGCCCCCAAAGAGCGAGTAAAGTTTGATCCCCGCAATCGCAAGCACATGCTTGATTTTGCTAAATTTGTGAAGTATAATAGTTGGACAAACGGTTGCTCTTATTTCTTAGAAGATCCATACACGGATATTCCTTCCATGATTCGAGCAAAAATTGCTGATCACACATTATCTAAACTGGTGGAAAAAGTATGAGCGAAGGTGACTTTGAAGTATTAACACTCGGCACAATCGAAGAACTTCGAACTCTTCGAAAATTTGCAAAAGAAATGATTGCATTCAGTAAAATACATGACATGCCTCTGCCGCATGAGATGCGTGTAGGAATTACTGCATTAGAAGAGTTTTATCAAAGTCACATTGAGAAGTATCCGCAATGATGGTCTACTGCGCTGCGCGTTTCAAACCAAAGAAGAAGCGCAAACCGAAAGGTATCATTGCGAAGAAGTATAACAAGTCCTCGGCGATTCTCGGTGTTGAGAAGTTGCCGAGTTTGTCTTATGGTTCACGAGTTGGGGCTGATGCTGCTCGCAGTGTTCAGTCGCTCAACTCTGATAAGATCTTTACAGAAAAAAGAGAGAGCCTGATGTACACAGGTTCTTTGGTGAAGGGTATTGCTACGATGCACAAATCAAACGCAGTGCCTGTAATCGACGAAGAGCAAATGAAAGATATCTCTCGCATGAGGCGAGGCTAACATAGGAGATTTTTTATGAGTATTCGTTCAAAGGCTATTATTGAAACTGCTAAAACACTTGCGGCATTAATTGTTGCTGGTGTTGCATTCTATTTCATTCTTGATATTCTTGGACCAACAGTTGGGTTGATTCTAATGCTTGTTTCTTTGGTTGGATGGTTCACTTGGCTAACATATGATTTTTATGTTCACAAGTTCACTCTCCAAGATAAGTGGAAACTCTGATCAGTCCTTGTAAGGGAATCTGCAAATTAGACACCCAACGTGAGTATTGCGTTGGGTGTTTTCGCACAACTGCAGAAATAACTGCTTGGACAAAGTTGCCTTTGTTCGAAAAAGAGCGTATAATCAAAGAATGTAAAGAACGCGAAGAGAATTTTATAAATGATGGGAAAATTTCTTTGTCTAATTGGAATTCATAATTGGGAAAAGTTGTGGAGACCAAGTCGCTGCCCATACCACACAGCAGAAATTCTTGTGAGTAAGACTTGCACACGATGCGGCAAAACGGTGGAAGCACCGCCGCCAAAGCATTCATCTGACGAAGATTGATATGAGTAAAGGTATTCACATGCATGAATTGTTTGTCACACCAATGTGGCATTCTTCTCTTGCTGACTATGGAACTCATAAAGAAGGAATTTTAAATTATCTCAATGAGGTTCGCAAAACGCAACCAAGTGCATTGAGATCAAACATGAATGCGTATCAGTCGCATCCAACGTTGATCCTAACAGAAGAATTGGCTCCTGTCTTTAAGCATATCATGGAAGATATGATGAGAGTTGTGATTCAAGATTGTGAATTAAAAGTTACTTCAGCGTCTCTGACGTATGCTTGGGTCAACTTTAATGACAATAGAAGTGCATTTAATATGCCTCATACTCATGCTGAAACTTTTTCTGGAGTTTTTTATGCGCAAATCCCAGAGAACAGCGGAGTGCTTGTAATCAATAATGACGCATCAAATTCTTTATGGGATGGAAATAACTTTTCCGATATGACGAATAAATACCTTCGGGCGAATTATCCAATTTTCCCGAAAGAGGGTGACATTTATATTTGGCCATCTTATTTGGAACATTTTGTAACTCCGAATAATCATGACGATTGTAGAGTCTCCATTTCTTTCAATATCAAATGTGCAAATTCGTAAAGGTGATTTATGGCTAATGTTAAATTTGAATACACAGGTAAGTTGAGCGACGGTCGTTTCTTCGATGAAGATTCGAAAAAGAAAGTTGTTATTGAACTTGATGATAGCGATTTGACTGTTGATGAAATGCTTGAAGAGTTTATGAACTTTATGCAAGCAATCGGATACAAGTTCGAAATCGGTGATCGTTTCGAAGTCACTAATGACTTTAAAAATTTTGAAGAGCGATTAAATCCAAACTCTCAAGATTCTGGCAAATCAGATCCAGGATATGGTGCCGTTCCTCCGCAGGGACAACCAATTGTAGATGAAGGTGGCACTGTTATTGGTATGGCTTCTCCTAAACTTGATCCATATTGAGGTGATTTATGCCAGCCAAAACAGGAACAAAGGGGTTCGGAAAGGGTCGTGCTAAACTCGGATCTAAGAAACGTAAGGCACGTCGTAAGAAATCGTGAGTACACTTGAATCAGTCACTCCCAAGTATGACATTACTTGGTATGTGAAATGGACAGCAAGTATTATTACACTTGTTGGTATCACGGTTCGAGCCAGCGGTCTCGTTCAATATCAATGGATCGATTTGATCTGTAGTTGGATTGGGGCTGCTGGCTGGTTCTTTGTTGGGTTCAAATGGAATGATCGTGCGTTGATGATTCTAAATGGTGTGATTGGTGTGGTTTTGTTTGCAGGAATCATGAGGTATTATCTGTCATGAAGATCTCTATTGGCAAGTATCCAAAGAAGGGCGAGCAAAAGAAATCCATTCGAATTGATCCATGGGACACATGGAGCATGGATCATACTCTTGCTGAGATCATTCATCCGATGCTCAAGCAGTTACGCAAGACTGCTCACGGTGCGCCATGCACTGATGATGAAGATGTTCCTGAGCATCTCCGTTCGACTAAAGCCAAGCCCAAGAAAAATGAATGGGATGTGGATGAGTTTCACTTCAAACGTTGGGACTGGATCATGAAAGAAATGATCTGGACTTTCGGCGAACACGCAAAAGACCATGAGCCAAACTTCTGGATCAAGAAACCCAAATACAAATGGGTAGATGTTGAAGGGAAAGATTGGAAAGAAATGGTCACTGTCGACAAAGGCAAGTTCGACGAAGCCAAAGCCAAAGCATATTGGGAACGAAAGAAGAATGGCTTTCGTTTGTTCGGGAAGTATTATCAAAATCTCTGGGATTAAGAGGATATAACATGTTACCAGAATTTAAAATTTATACAAATCCAAATGATATTAAGTTTGCTCTATATGAACAATCTGAAATCATCTCTGATGAAATTAAAATGAGGGGCTTGTGGAATGGAGATCTAGTCAACTACATCGTAAGAGTGTTGAGTCGTCAGGCTCCTGGAAATGTGATTGATGTTGGTGCAGGAATAGGTTCAATGGTGATTCCATTTGCCGCTTTTTGCAATGTTCAGCACACATATCATGCATTTGAACCATCTCGTCATCTTAATCTGCAACTATCAACAAATGTTTTCTTAAATCATCTTTCAAACGTTTATGTTTATCAAGAAGCATTAAGTGATGTTGAAAAGAGAACTATTGCAGGTATTCTTGACGTTTGGCGATTAAGCAATCATGGATCATTTTCTTTCAATGATGAGGTTAATGAGATTCGTGGAATTGTTTCAACTCCAGAAAAAGAATTCTATAAATTTAAGCCTCTTGATAGCCACGGTCTTCGAGATATTCGTTTCATTAAACTTTCTGCGCCTGGAATGGAACTTGAAGTTTTAAGAGGAGCAAAGCAAACTATTGAGAATAGTGGTAAACCACCTATTTGTATCGAGCATTGGGATTATCCATGGTACGAAGAAAAAACCAAAGAATTCCAAAGATATTTGGCAGAGGAATTACGTTATGCCAGCTTTGATATGGCTCATGGATATTTCATTGCTTACAAGTCAGATGGTCATGCTGACTTCCTGACATCTGAAGCGCAAGTCGAAGAGACAGGTGATTTTTTTGTCAGAGAAAAATTGCACGAGGCTCCATTAGCAGTTGATCAGCAAAAAGTCTATATCGCTTAAATGCAATCTAAAGAAGAATTAGAAAATTGGTATCGACATCCAGATCCATGGAAATACGAAACAACACAAGATGATTTGTTTCGAAAAGAGCAGATATTGCAAATGCTTCCAATGCGATATGAACGTGCTATTGACATCGGATGCGGAGAAGGGTTTGTCACAAAAGATTTGCCAGCAATCGAGAGTCATGGAATTGAAATTTCAGATCTCGCTGCTTCTAGATTGCCATGGAATGTAAAAAGAGTTCATGCTCCAGAAGGACTATATGATTTAGTCATGACTACAGGAACGTTATATACACAATATAATCACGAACAGATTGTAGAGTGGATTAGGAAATGTTCTTGTAGGCATATTCTGATTGCTGGAATTAGAGAATGGCTTATGCCATACACATTTGGAAATGTTCTCGCTAAAAAAGAATTTAAATACAGAGAGTATGTACAATCGGTGACATTATATGAAGTTAGCACATAACATTGGTGAAATAAGGCATCCAAATTATAACACTCGCGAGCAAATTCTTGCTTGTGTTGATTCCATCGGATTTGACGGAATCTATAAAAACGTATATCATAATCAAGATGTCCTCGTTGGCAAAACAGGAATTATGTTTGTCATGGGAGACTTTGTTGGTGGAGATAATGCCTTTGATCTACCCAATGTACCAAGACTTGAAGAGTATTGCACGTTGGAAGAAGTATTTGAATTATGCGATAAGTATCAATTCGAATTAGGATGGCATACTTGGTCGCACAGAGATCTCACGAAACTAGATAAAGATGAAATCATGTTAGAAGTCACTCCCCCAATGGGATTGAATATAAAGCATTTTGCATATCCTTACGGAACGTTTAATGATCTTGTGATTGAATGCGTCAAAGAAGCAGGATATGAAAAAGCATACTCAGTCACACAAGGCTCTCAAGATCCTAATGATCCAGATTATAAATTTAAAATTTATCGCGACTATATTAAATGAGAAAAGAATATGATGAGAAGGGGATCGTTGTTATCCCTTCTGTGTTTACTGCTGATGAATGCGATAAAATTAAAACATCTGCATATTCTGTCACAGACAACCAAATTAAATCTGCTGGGTATCCTCACGTTCCGAGTGAGCAAGCATACAATAGAAAGTCGTTGATTTTCTTTCCTGCTTTAGCGCATTCTTATTTAAATGAAATTCGAATTAGCAAACCAATGACTGAGTTGGTGCGAGAGTTTATTGGTGATGATGTTCGTCAAATCAACAATCAAATATACTTTCGCGAACGTGGCGATCTAGATCAATTTGCTTGGCATCAAGACATTATGTTTCGCGAGAGTCATATATTTGGCAGTGATGTTGTTGAAGATTATTTTCAGACCATCATCGCAGTAGATGATATCACAGAAGAAAACGGAGCCATTGAATTTATCGAAGGTTCACATAAAACAATGCGCCTTTATGCACCAAAAAATCTTCGAAAATTCGAACGTGGTGATCTAAAAGGAAAGAAGTATACTGCCAAGAAAGGTGATGTTCTCATTTGGTCGGTGATGATTGTTCACGGAAGCGAAACAAACAACTCTGATTCAAGTCGAATGACATACATGAATGGTTTCTGTCGAACAAAAGCAGCAAAAACATATCCACACTATATGATCAATGGTCAAGTTGTTCCATATATTAATCCAGCGATGATACCATGATTAGTGTTATTATATCCTCATATCGATATGGGCATTTGGCTGCTCATTGCGTAGAATCAATTTTAAGTCAGTCTGAAAAACCAGAAAAGATTTTTTTCGTCGACGATGGTTGGGGTGACTGCTTTCATCTGAAACGAGTATATCCTGAAGTTGAGTTTGTATTTCGTGAAACGAATCTTGGAACGGTAAACAATTTTCAAGACATGCTTGAAAGAGTTTCAACTGAATACTGTATGTTCATTGGTGCAGATAATTGGCTTCGTTCAGATACAGTTAAGCAATTTAGTGACGCGATTCAACTTGTGAATCCTGACATTGTCACTTATGATATGGTCTTAACTGGTGAAATGAAGGAAACAAGAATTAAATATCATAGAGATGAGATGTCGCGGTATCAGGGTGATTACTACTGGTCGCGACAATTTAAACATCATGGCTCTATGCTATATAGAACGAGCCTTGCGAAATCTGTTGGTGGATATACTGCCTTAAATAGTTCATCCCCACATACGCAAGAAGATTATAGTTTATGGAATAAGATGAAGAATGCTGGCGCAAAAGTTCATCATGTTTCTCAAGGATTGCTTTATTATCGTCATCATCGTGAAAATTTTAATAAGTATTGAGTGGTAAATTATGAAAGTTTCTATCATAACCGCAACTGCGGGAAATCCTCTTCTCAAAGAATGTATCGAATCTGTAAGGGCTCAAACGTATAAAAACATTGAGCACATTATTGTTGTAGACGGAAAAAAACGATACGAAAAGTTAGATCCAAACGTTGTGATGTCTTTGTATGAACCAACAGACTCGCAAATTAAACAGCACCTACTCGTTCTTCCATACCCAACAGGCACAGATCGCTATAATGGTCATCGTGTATATGGTGGAACAACTTATTTTGCAGATGGTGACTATCATCTCTGGTTAGATGATGATAACATGATTGAACCAACTCACGTTGAAAGTTTAGTCAATCTTGTTATAGAAAAGAAACTTCATTGGGCATATTCTTTCCGTAAAATTATTGACAAAGATGGAAATGAAATTTGTTTAGATGACTGTGAAAGTCTTGGTAAATGGGCAAGTATCATTCACCCCCAGGATCATTTTGTAGATGTAAACTGTTACTTTGTCGCTAAACATGTTGCTGTAATGCTCTCGCCAGTATGGTATCGTAAATTCCGTGAGCCTGGTCAGATGGAAATTGATCGTGCAATTGCTCATGTATTGATGCATTCAGATAATAAATTAAATTTTGATTGCACTCAAGAATACACTGTCAAGTATAGAGTTGGTAATACTGATCTATCTGTGAAAGCAGACTTTTTCTTACAGGGTAATGAAGCGATGTTGAAGCGTCATGATGGTAAACTTCCATGGAAGAAATCGTAAACAAATATATCAATAAAGTTGAAAGAGCCATTGATCATGGTCTTGATCAAGAGCGTTGGATGAATAAATCCATTTCTCAGATGAGAACCAAATTGGCATAATGGTCTTTATATAGCAGTTTTAGAAAAATAGGAATTAATTATGAGTGAATCAAGAAATCCATGTATTGCATCATGAAAAATATAGATGCAAAAACTGTAGAGAATCAACAGAAGGTTGTTGAAAAATTTAATAAAAGCAATATTCAACATTACAGTGTTCTTACTGAAGCGAATCCAGGATACACCATGGATAATCTCATTGATATGCTAGAGAGCAGAGGGCATGATGCGATCATGTTCTTGGACATTGATTGTGTTCCGTTAAATGATGGCGCTCTCGATTATATGTTTAACAAAGCATATGATGGTGTATTAATTGGAGATGCTCAACGAAGCAATCATATCGAAAATGGTCAGCATGTGTTTTGCGCTCCACACAATGTAACATTTACAATTGATCTGTATCGTAATCTTGGTAATCCATCATTCTTGCCAAATTATCGCGGAGATGTTGGAGAAGAGTTGACTTTTAAAGCGAGAGAGGCTAATATTCCTATTGAGATCATTATGCCGTTGCGCTATGATGCCCCACCAATTCGCATGGATTGGGAACCAAAAGATCTTCCGCCATATTGGGATCTTGCTGATGGTATGCCGAAGTATGGTGTTGGTACAACGTTTGGTAACGATAATGGTGATTTGTTCTGGCACAATTATCAAATCTTTCATCCAGGACAACAAGAACGTTTCTGGAATAAATGTGAGGAATTATTGAATGGCTAATCGTAGTGACTTTTTTAATGCTAAACTTCCACGTGGAATGAAGCGTATGCTTGCAATGGCTGAGACATATGGTTGGGTGAAAGATGCACACAATCGCGGTGAATTGAAGCAATTGCTCATTAATGCTCATGCTAATCATGTTGGATTTAAGTTGAAGCGACATTCAACTGAAAATCGCGATGCATCAGATGGTGAATAATGAACTCACTATCTGAACTCAAAGAATTATTGATCAGTAAAGAAATTGAGATCAAAGAATTCAATGGATGGTCATTGAAAGTTGGTAAAGATACTTGGGTCATGGAACATGGTATGTTATATAAAAATGGTGTACCACAAAGCCTGAGAGAAAAAAATATTTTCGACAATTACAAAAGGAAGAAACAAGATGACAATATCAGCACTCAAACTCGTAAGTGGCGAGGAATTGGTGGTAGAAATTTGCTCAGAGACGGAGAACATAATTGAGTTCAAGAATCCTGTCGCCTGTGTGATGCAACGTTCAGAGAAGGGTCCAGTTCTTGGCTTTATGCCTTGGATGCAAGCAGGTGATGGTCCATTTGTTGTTAATAAAGATAAAATTATTACAGCATGCGAAGTTGCCCAAGAAGTGAAAAACGGGTATAATCAAATCTTCGGAGCAGGAATTGTGGTTCCGCCGCAGCAATTGATTACGGGGTAAAACTTGTCCGATTTTTATACCAATGTAAGCGTCTCTGGTCGATATATTCTTCTGAGAGGCGTTGAAAATGATAGAAGGGTCAGACGGAAAGTCGAATTCCGTCCGACCTTTTTTCTTTCCAGCCAAGAGAAGTCTGAATACAAGACTCTTGCTGGTGAGAATGTAAAACCCATTCAGCCTGGAACAATTCCAGAGTGTCGTGAATTTTTAGAGAGGTACGAGAGTGTCGACAATTTTCCTATT